TGCCTTCAAGATCAATTTCTTCTTCTGACCCAGCTCTAAAACCTAATCCGCTAAGTTTTGCAGTAAATACCTCAGTATCTTCTGTACGTTCGACGTCTGTTAACTCTTTGCTAAAGTCTAGGAAAATCTCTTCGCTGCCTGCTTCGCCTAACATATCGCCGTTAGTTGCTTTACTGAACATCCCAGATAGTTCTTTTAATCTGCGTATTTCATTGAAGTTATCTTCTTTTACTGTATCATGTGCGAAATCTTTTGGTACTATGTTCTTATCAAACTTTCTTATTGTATATTCTGCCATAGCGTTATGTCCTGCTTTCTTGATACTACTTAATAAATCTTTATGCTTATCAAAGCTAAAATCTGCTCCTGCTTGAACTAAAACCTCAACTTCGTCGTTTTCCAGACGTATAGTGACTAGAAAATCTTCTACATAAGCATATAGTCTTGCAGAGTTTTCTGCATCTAATGTTTTGTTTCCTTGAAAGTCAAACATTTTTAATTTAATGTTAGCACCCTTAAGAATGTTAAAGATTTCGGTTGATAATTCCATAGTAGTATTCCTTTAATGTATTTATCTATTTATGTATTTTATAGTAAGCTAAACGGCATTGGTTCCATTCCATCATCATCGTCAAAGTCATCATTTAGGTATTCAAACGCACTTTCTTCGTACTTTGATACTTCCATGCTCATTCTTACAATCAATGCTAACGCCATTACTAGATCATCGTGTTCACCGTCTTTAGCGGCAAAACTGTTTCCTCTAGCAATAAATGTTTTTAGTTCTCTTAATAGAGGCTTACTTGCTATTTCTAATTTTTCTGTTTCAATCCAATATTTTAATTTTGAACATGCGGCTATTTTACTTTTGTGTGTTGTAGTAAAGCCTCGTCTATATCTTTTAGCATTTCCATGTTGTCGTGTTTCACTTAAAAATGTACCAGGAAAGTTTTCTTCTCCTGTTTCTTCCACAACTACTAATGCAGCTTCGCCTAAAGTATTATTTTCCATACTATAGTATATTTCACAATCGCCATCAGTTTCACTTTCTATATACTGTGCTATTTCTCTTAGAATTTTTATTTGACCTTGTACAGTAGTTCTATTGTGCATCCACTCTGCTACTTGTTTCATTCCTGGCATACTGTATACTTGAATGGCTGCATTGTCGCCTCCAGTACCTAAACTAGGATCAAGTCCTATTACGTATAGTTTGCCTTTAGCTATTGGTGCATACCAACGTACTTGTCCTGCTTTAGCATACGGGTCTCTGGCTTCCATGTTACTAAGTTTAATACTATCAATTAGTGTTTCGTCAAACGCAATAAATTCACAATTGTGTTCTCGTCTAAATCTTTCTTCACCAATTTTTCCTCGTTCTACACTTGCCCATTCTTCATCTCTATCAGGATGTACTTCCCACGAAGCAAGATAGTGTGCAAATCCATTAATGCCTATAGCAACTTCATTTCCATGTTCATCTTGATTTTTATTTGCATCTCTCCAAATTTGTGCAAACTGATCATCGTCCATGTTTGGTGTTGATGTTATTATACATTTACCACCTGTTGCTAATGTAGGAGACAACGAAGTCCAAAACTCTTTAGCAATATTAGGCCTAACAAATGCAAACTCGTCTAAGTATGCTAACGAAATAGACAGACCACGTCCAGTATTTTCTGTTGTACTTTGTGCTACAATACGCGAGCCGTTGTCAAATTCCAACGATCCCTTATTATATGCTGTAACACCAGCTCTAATAAAATCAGGCAGTGTTTCGTACGCAAAACGTATACGTTGCATAATCTCACTGGCGCCTGAATATTTGTGTGCCGCTATTAAAATAGTTTGGTCTGGATTAAACATTGCATACCATAACAAGTATCCTGCCGCACATGTTGACTTACCAGTTTGTCGTGCAAGCATACTAATACTGTATCTGTTATTATGATATGTATCTACTAGCTCTTCTTGGAAATCATATAAAGCAAATTTCATACGACCTTTAGTAGGATGCTGAATAAAACAGTGTTCCTTCATAAAGTGCTTAGGATCTGTTGAACATAGGTATAGTTCACGAATTTGATCCTCGGTATACTTTTCTTTTGTATATGGGGTTTTAGTTAATTTTGTATCTACTGCCATACTACTATTTACCTATCATAAACTATGCAGTTAATAAAGAAAAACAGTGTGACCTAAATCACACTGTTTATTCGGGAGGGATGTCTTTATTTATTTTTTGCGTTTTTGTATGCTTCTTTAATATCTTCAACTTTATGTTCAGTAATACCAACTTTCATATCTTCAGCATCTAAATAACGTTTAAGACTTAAATTTACGCTTTGTGCATATTCGTATGGGTCACCATGTGATGTAGCTTCTTCTTCTGCTGCGCCATCTGGTGTATTAGCCCATTCGTCTAATTTTGTTTTAATTTTCTCTTCAGAAAGACCTGAGTTTTTCATTAAGTTAATTAATTGTGTAGTATCCATTGTTGGAGACTCATCTAATTCTTCTTTATCATCATCAGCCATTTCTTCTTCTCCTGATTTATCATCTTTTTTGCCACCCTTAGAAGCTAACATTTTTGCAAATGCTGCTTTCTGTGCTGGACTTTGTGCTTCATCTAAATCTTCCTTATCCCATGGTGCCTTTGCTACAGAAACTTTCTTCTTCTTCTCACCGCGTGGTGATTCGTAGTTTTTTGCTCTGTCCTGTGCTTTCTCTTTAGCTTCATCAGATATTGATTCTGCTACCCAATGTGATCCAGATGCATCATGTGAATCATGTGTACATTCGCAACCTTCTTTTGGAGCATCAATTTGACATCCGCATGCTTCGCATACGCCAGATGCTTCTGATACTGCTTCTTCTGTTGCTGGTTCTTCCATAAGTCCTAGCTCAACAAGTCTAGCTTGAATAGCTGGTCTAGCATCTGTGTCTGGACCTAAGTCTACTGACATTGAATGAAACTCGTCAAATAATTCATCGTCGCCTAAAATACCGTACATTACGTCTGCGGCGTTATCACCATCTTCACCAACTAGTAAAGGTGCTGACATTATTTCTTTTAGTTTTTCAATTTGTTCTGGAGTTTCTGGAACTGCCCATACGCCTTCAGTAGTTACGTCATCTTCTTTTGTAAATTCTTTTCCAGATACTTTAAATTTTTCGCCTTTTTTCTTACCCTGTTGTGCGCCTGTAAAAGCGTTACCTTCGTTTGGCTCTTCGTCTATTTTAGCTTCTTCCATATCATTCATGTCGTTGTGTCTACGGAAGTCTGCTACGAAATCTCTAATTGTGTCGCCGTCTAAATAACGAATTAATTCGCCAAGTACTGGATGATCTGAATCACATCCTAGTTGATCACATAAATCCAAAATTGGATCTGCAGATTCACCTACGGCTTCTGCTTTCATATCTCTATCTGTTGGAGCTGAGCTTTGAGCAATAATGCCGTGGCCAGCAAGTTTTAAAATTCTATCTAAATCACTCATTGCCTTTTTCCTTTTGTTTTTTAAGTTTCAATAACTCTTTTATAAAACTGGTGTTGTACTCATCACCATAATGATCCTTTGCTTCTACTTTGTTAGCTTCGTCATAATCAGGATCTTCTAATATACTTTTAACTTCAGTGCCGTCTGCTTCGATATTATCATCTGGCTCATTCTCGCCTTTAATTTTAAGTGTACCATCTGCGAGTCCTAACATATTACGGATACCGTTTGCAAGTTCCCATCCACTAGCAATTAAGTTAGTTTCAAAGTCATATGTAAAAACTTCATATCCTCTATGTTGTGGAAAATCTCTAGGAGCACTTTGTAGAATGGTTTTCCTTGCAGCACCGAGTCCTTTAGAGTCGTATTTCCCGAGGTGCTTCTCTATTCGATCACACTGTTCGTCTGTAAGTTCGTGTATTGTTTTAACCTTGAACTTCCATGACTTTTTATTTTCTGTTAAATATTGTGTATACGATTTCATTAAGTTATTCTCCTATTAATACTATTTATCTTTTTCAGGCAACTTATTCATAATTTCAGCTAATAATGCTGTTCTATTACCCACAATACGTGCATCAGCACCAGTATCTTCGTCTAACCCTAATTCGCTGTTCTTTTGTGCTACATATGCATCAATTTTCTCACTATCTTTCTCAAGTCTAGCTTGTCGCATCTGTAATTCAATCATTTTCATCTTTTTATCCATCTTAGCTGTTTTAGCCTGTAATGCGGCACTAAGCATTTTACTTGCACTATCAAATATAGGAGCTGCATGTCTATCTTCTACATTTTTTCCTAAATCAACTAAGTCATCAAATGTAGACATCGCTTTATCTGCGTATGCGTCCATTTCTCTATCTAATTGTTCTAATCCTTCTACTGTAGGTAAAGCTGCTGAAGCTCGTTCTACCATACTCATTTCACCTTGATATTTTGCTATGTCATGATGAATATCGTCTACTGTAGGATCTATTGCTATACCTTCTTCTTCCAGTAATTGGTCGAGATCTGGTAAGTTTAATTCTTCTTCTAATTTTTTTGTCATGTTATTTTTTCTTTTTTGAATTTTGAGGCTTATTGAATATCTGATGTTCAGTAATAACTCTAAACCCTAATCCTTTTGATTTTGCATACGCATGTGCCGATGCCCACTTAGCATGATTAACAACTGCTGAAGCTTTTTGAGATGGTGTTCTAGCTTCGCTTAGTGTTTGACTAGCTGGCTTAACTTCTACTATCTCTGCATGATTCTTTCCTTGTTTGTCTTTATAAACAATTAATAAATCAGGTACATATGTACTAGCTTTTCCTGTAAGTGGATTCTTATAAGGAATCCTATGTGTTTCACTGCCCCAACCTAATATAGCTGGATGATTATCACACATTCTAAATACAGCAAGTTCCCATCCACTTCTGTAATAAGGAACTCTTTTACCTAAGTATTTACCTGGATTGCTTGGAGTGAAATTCCCTTGATGGAACTTGGGCATTACTGCCAGCCGCCGCTATCAATATCTCCGGGTACTGGAGCTCGTACTACGTATTGTTTGTCGCCGACTGTAATTAATTTATCTAAGTTTTGAATAGGCTTGGCTCTACTAGTAGTAGCCATAGCATCTGCACCCGCATCCTCAGACATAATAAATTCTTCGTATTGTGGTTGATTTGTTGTAACTTTGTTCTTGCCTACGCCTACATTATTAGTTTCTGGTATTACGTCAAATTGCTTTAAATATTGCTGTTCAGCTTCATCAAAGTCATCTGTAAATCCTTGTTCTACATCTACTACGTTATTGTTGCTTACTTGTGTTATTGGTGGAACAACAGTACCTGTACTATTAATTCTATAACCTTCGTAGCCAAATGTTACTCTAATTATTGATGCTCCACTATCTGAATAATCTAATGTGTCAGTATCAACATTTTGAATAAATGCATTGAATATTTCAATTTCATTTGTTAGACCGACTGCATCTTCACGCACTATTTTGATAGTATTAATATAAGGTTTTGTATTAGGAAGTTCTAATCCTTTTGGACTAGTTAACCAAGTACCATAATCTTCATCATTCATTGGTCCTGCAAAATAATGTCTTGCATAGTCCTTTAGAAATGTTTCAAATACTGCATCCTTAGTATCGTATGCTGTAAGTGTTATAGGAGTATAATCTATTCCTGTTTGAACAATACTTTTATTATTGTACTTGTTTAATGTTTGCGTTCTATACGTGAATGTGGGCATTTGGATATTTGCAATTCGTTCAAGTACTAGCGGTGTAGGAATACCTACACGAGTCAACGAAACAGTAAAATTAAACTTGTTTCGAGGTATTGCATCAATTACACCAGTCTTTGAACCCTGGCTGTAAATATTGTATCCGGCCTTGCCTCCCAAACTATTCATGGTTGTTTACCTAACTATGTTAAAGTGTTGAACCAGATTTTGTTTTATCACTGGATGTAGAACCCTTAGACAACCAATCATCACCATCAATCATATGAAGAGCGTTATCAAAACGAACTGATAATGTAACTTGTACCATGCTAGAATCTGCATAGTTTAAATCACCATATTGTACGTTAGTAATAAAGCAACCTTGTAAGTCCCATGCATCAAATACTGCTGGTTTAGTAGCACCATTAGCGCCGTCTAGTGTTTCAATTTTTACACCAAACTTATATGCATTACCAGATATTGAACTAGATTGATCTGCATGATCAACTTGTCTGTTTAACTGGGCACCAAGTTTCTTAATAACTTTTGATGACATATCATCACGGAATACAATTGTAATTGGATCCCAAGTGTGTTTACCTGCTAGGTAAATCTTTGAGTTGTATGAATCAACTACAACTTCTTCATGAGTTAATGCTGGTCTACCAGTACTAATCACGTTTTGTGTTACTTCGTCGGTTGAACCAGGTCCACCTAAATCAGCGAATGTTACTCTGAAACGGTATTGTAGCTTTGGCATTAGTGTTGTGCCTGCTGAGCTATCTGTTGGTACTCCGAAATTTGTAATTACAGCCATTTGTTTTTCTCCTATAATACTTACTATGGTAGTATCTTCTTGTTATATTGTATTTATCACTTCTTCACTCAAAAAGATAGGTCACTCAAATAAAGCAACCCACCTTCACTATTATACGACGAATTATACAGACCAACCGGTTGCTGAAGCAAATGTGTCGTCGGCCATGCCTAAATCTCTTAGACTTTGTCCAAATCCTGTTATTGAGTCTGTTGTATTCAAATATGTTTTAAATTCTAACAACTTAGCGTCAGTATCAAAAACGTAGTTGATCCAGATCTTATCACCTTCTAATCTGAATTCCAAAATTACATCAATATCACCAGGAGTGAATCCTGTGATAACGTTTGCGATTGCTGTATGTTCTGCCGAAGCTTTGAACTCATCAACCGATGCCCAGTTACCTGGGGCTTGTCTAATTTTATTAGCCATATGGTTTATCCTCTTAAATATCGTTAAGTTCCTTCAAGGAACTATGTGCATTGCAATGTGCAACTGTATTTATGCAAAGTATAGTCATAAAAAAAGGCTACTATAATCATTTATACAGTAGCCTTTTTAATAATTTTAAGCTATTAGCTTAGTTCGCCTGTGTTTACAATTCTAATTGGAATGTAAATAAACTCTGCTGACTTAGTTGGCTCAATTGCCACGTCAATGTAGAATTCGTTTGCATCAATACGTGCGGCTGTGTTGTTTGTTTCATCACACACAACTGCAAAGTCGTAAATACCACGTTGTTGTAAAATGTTAGCTAAGAATCCGTCAAATACTTGTTTAGCATTTACACGTGTTCCTGCATCATTTGGTTCAAATAAGAACGGTCTTGAAATAACTGAGAAACGTTCTCTTAGATAAGCTGTAAGTCTTGCAACGTTCACTCTATCTAATGCTGAAGCACTTGCATGCAACGATTTTTGTCCAAATACTACAACGCCCTCTGCCGGGAATCTTGCAATTGGGTTTAATTTCGCTTCATACATTGCATCACGTGAACCTTGTGTTAGTGCTAACTTAACAAACTCGTCTTCGCTGTTTAAGTAACCAACGTTAGATGCGTTTTGTACAACACCACGTGTTAAGCCTGCTGGTGCAAACCATTGAAATGATGCATTATCGCTGTAAGCAAATGTATATAGTGCAATGTGTGATGCCGGAGCAACAACGCTGTCACCAGTTACATGGTTAGTTGTTAATGCATGTGGATAGTAAACTGCTGAGTAAGTGTTTTTAGAAGTTAATCCTTTTTCACCATTCTCTGTAGCCGCTGTGCCATTAATCCAAGTAATTGCTTCTGTTTGATTTAAACGGAATGGAGCATCTGCAATAATAAAGGCTGTTTCATCTTTATCACTGTTTAGCGTAATCATTTCGTCATATAACTCTGGGTAACCCGGAGCTGCAATTAGTCTAAATTGAACTGTATCTTCACGTAGTTCTGATGCGCCTGCTGCCGCTTGCATTGCTACTGTAACAACTTTACGCTGAGCTAATCTACCAAATGATCCTGAACCATCTGCTTGATTGCTAGCTTCGTTACGCCATTTCCATGGTGTAGTTAATGCTGAATTGTACTTACGTACAGTACTTGCTGAACGACACATGTTGATACCTGTCATTCCAACTGGATATACTAATGGATTTGGAGCGTCTGCTAATAAGTTTCCTTCAAAACCACCTGCTGGCGTTGCGATAGCAGTAATATCACCAAATACAACACCTGCTGCTGTACTTTGATCTGCTTTATCTTTAACTACCCATGCTGTACCGTTATGTCTGTAAATTACAGGATAACCAGCTGCATCAGTATCAATCCAATAAGCGCCTGCTG